GGCGCCAAGCAAGTCTTAGACGACTGCACTTGGTCATCCTGCGCAGCCGCAGTTTCGTGGGCTTCTGGCTACACGGTGGACTACACCGCTGCCCAGGGCGTTGCCGCGTTTGAGAAGGCGACTGGCCGCAAGGACAAGCAGGGCGTCAGCGATGCTGGCGGTTCACTTCCCGAAGCGGTCAAGACCATCGCAGTCCTCGGTGGCAAGGCACGCTACGCAAAGTCGTGGGCTGATGCCGTTGCCGCCGCGAAGGGCGGAGCCGCGTTGATGGTATGGGTGCAGCAGCCTCTTGGCTACCCAGACATCCACATCAGCAAGTGGCACGACGCATGGAAGAAGTGGTGGTGGGTCAAGCAGAAGCAGCCCACCCGAACCTACGGGCATATGACCTCCGCAGGATGGGATGCCGTAGACGGCTGGCAGTGGGCGTGTCCGACTCGTGACGAGAAGGTCGCCGCTGAGAAGTACGGCGTGCCAGTTACCGAAGAGCAGCTCAAGCAGATTGCCAACAGCAAGGTCAAGGCAAAGAAGGTCAAGGTCGACTACAAGTGCCTGCTGATCGTCACGCACCCAGGCAAGGTTGCCGCACCAGCGCCAGTCGCTGTGCCAGTGGCTGCCCCTGCTCCAGTGGTCGCGCAAATGGCTCCCACAATCAACGTAGAGGCACCTAGGAAGCCCGTAGAGGCTAAGAAAGTAGAATCTGGTACTAAGACACCATCCGAGTTGGATGTTGCGGTAAAAGCCCTGGAAAAGGTCGACTGGGCATCAATCGGAGCAAAGGGTCTGGCTCTGGCAGGAAACGCGGCTGAGGCCGCCAAGAAGGAGAAGACCACCGTGGGTAAGATTGGCGCATGGTTCAAGTACATCGCAGACAACAGCAAGATTGACGAGATGCTGCTTGATGCAGTTCGGACGTTCCTCACCGTTTCGATCTCGGTCGCACTCGGACTAGGCATTCCGCTGCTTGACATTAATGGCGGCGACTTCCGCACCATCGTAAGCGCAGGCCTAGCGTCCGCCCTACAGATTGTTGTGAAGGCGCTTGATCCAAACTCCACTGAGTACGGAATCCAGAAGAAGGGCTAATGTCCGACAATTGGGTCTATGTCGGCGGGACATTTGACCTCTTCCACTCAGGGCACATCAACTTCCTTAGCCGATGTGCCGAGTACGGCAAGGTTGTCGTCGCACTAAACACAGACCAGTTTGCTGCTCGGTATAAGCGGCGGCCAATCCTCTCTCTTGCGGAACGATACGATGCGCTGAATGCGTGTCGATTCGTGGACAAGGTTGTTGTCAACATCGGCAACGAAGACAGTTGGGTTACCATTGACGCAATGCCGCGTGATTGTACAATCAAGTACATTGCCCACGGCGATGACTGGACTGGCAATAGCCTTCTGAGGCAACTCAACATTAGCCAGCACTGGCTAGACACCAAAGATATTGAGATGTTGTACATTCCATATACCGCTGGTATCTCCACCAGTGACATCATAGGGAGAATCAATGGCGAGCATCACCGTCGTGGTAACTGCTCATGCGGACTCGGAGAACCTTGTTCGTATCCTAGAGCTGCTGGGCAAGCAGACCCAGAAGCCCGATGAGATCATTGCTCTCTGCTCTGAGATTAACCTTGAGGGCATTTGGCAGCAGTTTCCGTGGGTTAGGTTCTACGAAGAACCCAACCTCAACGATTGGGGTCACGACAAAAGGGCCAAGGGGCTTGACCTGGCGACATCTGAATACACCGCGTGGTTCAACCACGACGACTCCTACGACCAGACCTTCATCCAAGAAATGATGGAATCTGCATCAGGTGGCGCAGATGTGATATACTGCGGCTGGAGCAAGAACCACACCCCGTCCTTTGCTCTTGGTCAATCCACTTCTGGCAACTACATTGCCAAGACCAGCTACGCTCGCAAGGCTGGCTACACCGACCGCCACTACGAAGCGGACGGAACCTTTATCAATCGACTGGCCGCACTTGGTGGCAAGATTGAGTTTTTACCCAAAGTCCTATATTCCCACAATGAGGTGAAGTAATGCCCAAGAGTGCTGCATGGCAACGCAAGGAAGGCAAGAATCCGCAGGGCGGACTCAATGCCAAGGGTCGCGCCTCCTACAAGGCACAGACTGGTGGCACGCTAAAGGCTCCAGTCAAGAGCGGGGACAATCCGCGACGAGCTTCTTTCCTCGCCCGCATGGGCGGTATGCCTGGTCCAGAGCGTGATTCGAAAGGTCGACCGACGCGCTTGCTCCTTAGCCTTCAGGCTTGGGGCGCCAGCAGCAAGACGGATGCCCGTGCAAAGGCAGCCGCGATCAGCAAGCGCAACAAGGCTTGAAGCAACTAGCCAATGAAGTTGCGGTCGATCTGGCTCGTGGTCGCTCTGACATCGAGTTCTTTGCTCGCAGGTGGCTTGGCATCCAGGGGAATCCTGGGCAGGTTGCATGGTGGAAGTCCTGCTCCGAGCGCGATGACTCTGGGTATCGGCCAAAATACATCACAACAGTCGTATCCGCTGGCAACCGTGCGGGCAAAACGATGGCAATGGCGGTGGTCTGTTTCCACCACGCCTTGTACAAACTGGGACTTCCAAACCCGAAATATGGTGATTCCCAGTCCCACCTTGCGTGGCTAGACTCCCCCTATGACTGGTTCCACATCGGTATCCAGCAGGAGACCGCAGAGCTAGTCTTCCGAGAAATTGAGACCATCCTCACTGGCCAGCACCCCGCCCAAAAAGGTCGCGGTTGCCCGATGGTCAAGGAACTTGGTAAGATCGTAGAGACCACCAAGAAGTATCGCGGTGAGTATCCGTGGATCAAGTTCAACCCTATCGTGGGCGGAGCAAGCATCCACTTCCGAACTACGCAGGATCGAGCCAAGGCTCTCCTTGGTAAGGACATGAACGGCATCTCGTTTGACGAGGCAGCGTTTGAGCCGCACTTGCTGATGATCTACCAAGAGGTGCTCAACCTCCGACGACTCTCCACTGGCGGACCACTCCACTTCATTGGAACGCCGACCGAAGGATTCAACGAATACGCGGATCTGTGGGAGAAGGGGAACCCCGACAACCCAGCCCGCGACGACAAGTTCATCTCGTTCCGATTGTCCACTCGTGATAACATCGGGTACGGGTTGACCCAGGAGAACTTTGATGACGTCGTTCGGCAGCAAGCCGAATACCTCATCCCCCAGAACATTGACGGATTCTTCATTGAGGCTAGGGACGCATTCTTCTGGTCCCAGTCCATTCAGGCAGTATTCAAATCAGGAGTCGAAGAGTTAGGCCCGACACGTCACCATAAGTATGTCCAGGGCGTAGACCCAGGGATTTCACATGACGCAACGTGGGCGATCACACTCGACATTACTGACAGAAAACTCCTTCGCGGCACGCGGATTAGAAAGCGTGGCGGCAAGCAGAGCATCTCTGCCGTCGTGAACATGGTCCGCGAAGGACATCTCCTCTACCAGCAAGACGGTGCGTACTGCACCACCATCGTCGATTCCACAGGACTAGGTGGACGACTATTCCAGCAGGAGTTCAGCATCATCCGCCCGCTCCGAGGGTTTGACTTCGGTGGCACCAAGGCGAAGAAGGTGGAACTCCTCAATGACTTGAAGGCGGTCCTAGACAAGGGACAAATCGAACTGCCAACTGGCGGTGCGTGGGATGAGATGCGCAGGCAACTCCTCACCTACAAATTGGATGATAAGAAGCTGGAGCAAGATGCAGTGATGGCACTGGCCATTGCTGTGCGACACGCTTTGCGAAACCCAGAGAAGCCCGTGAACGATCCAGTGTTCACATATTTTGGAGTGAGTGACTGATGGCCGACAAGGTACGAAAGATCCCCGCAGCGTTCGAAGGAACGCGGGCGATTCCAGCGCAGTACACGACTGACCCTGATATTGCCACGCCTGAGCAGATTGCCTCTATTGGCTCTGCTACCGAGAAGGCGCGTAAACTAGCCAAGGGTCAGAAGATCGTTGCTTCGGCTGCCAAGGGCAAGCCGATTGCAACCGCTCCAGTCTTTACCAACATCACGGTCAATAAGCAGGGTTCGGTCAAGGGTCAGCCAAACCGACCTGTTGCTGGTGCTGCTGGAATCGGCATCAACGATCCATCCATCTCGGTCCGCAACCGCGCTTCGGCACGCATCAAGCCCAACTTTGAGAAGCTCACCCTTGGCGAACAGGCTTCCGTCAAGATGCTGGAGACGGCTCTCAGTGGTCAGGGCATTGATCCAAACCAAAACGAAGAGCACCTTCTCCTTCAGGAGATCCTTGGTCGCAAGCAGTTGGTGGAGCCAGAGCAGAACCGACTCCGCTCACTCTTCCGCCGCATGGACAACCTCTACCATCCAGAGACCATCACCCTTGGTGGTGCCGATCACTGGGCGGATGATCCGAGCGCACGACTCGCTGGTCGAGCACACGTCTCGGTCAACATCCACCACGCCTATGTCCAGATCCCAGCCTCCATCCAGGCTGTGCGACCAGTCATCAACTACGTTCCAACTGGCTCAACTACTGAAGACCGAGCAGCCGCGCAGATGCGCGAGCAGCTCTACTTCCGCTGGTGGGACGCCAACGAGATGGACCTGCTCCATGAGCACGCTGCCCTTCTCAAGGAACTCTATGGTCACACCGCAGCCAAGGTCTACTGGGATCCAGTTGCGGAAATCCCAAAGGTCACCGTTATTGAGCGACCAGAGAACCTCTACCTTGGATTTGGCGACAGCGACTTCCATCGCCTAGACTGGGCGCTCTACTGCTACGGTATGTCTCCACAGTCGGTCCAGGAGGACTACGGCGTGGACGTCATCCCCGTCAAGCAGGGCGACAAGTATTTCCCATACACCACCCGTGGCACACACGCCGACCCAATTGGCAACGTGTGGTCCAACACCTTTGAGCGCAATCCGCTCCGCCGAGAAACTGCCTACGAGCAGATGCAGGTTGAGGTATACGACTACTGGTACAAGGTGCCAACCAAGCCAGGTCGAGCACCGCTTGTCTACAACGCCATCTTCGTTGGCAACACGTTGGTGAAGAACGACGCGCATCCTGAGTATCAGGGGATGATCCCGTACGTCCACCTGCCAAACGGCAAAATCCCTGGAAGCCCATACGGTAAGCCAGCACTCTACGATGCCGAGCAGTTGCTCCGCGAGAAGGACGAGCGAGTCACTGCCATGGCGCAGATGATTCAGTCTATCGTCGGTGGGCAGATGTGGCAGCTCGTTGGGCCAGAGGCTCCTGATGAGGTACCGCCAAATGCGCTACCAAAGCCAGGTCGCGTCGCAACCCCTGGACCTGGCAACGAACTCCGCGCTATCCAACCGTTCATCCCATCGTTCCAGATTGAGCAGTACATCGGTCGTATCGACCGAGAACTTGCCGTGGCAACGGGATTGAACGACCTGCTCCTTGGTCTTGCGCCAGCGCAGGTACTTGGTTCCTCACGAGCCATCGCCGCGCTCATCGCCAACTACGAAGCACGCCTTGCCCCAAAGCGCAAGGTGTTCTATCAGTGGATGCGACAGGTATGGGAGATGTGCGCCCGAATCTGGGAGATCAAGAATCCAGCCGTTGCGCAGATCATTGGCGGAGAATACCGCATTGATGTTGTCGCCCCAGAACTCACACCACGAGACACGCTGGAACTTGCCAGCACCGCGATCAACCTGGTCCAGAACCGACTGTGGAGCGCCGAGCGTGCCATGGATCGAGTGGGCGTGGAAGATCCGATTGGCGAGAAGGATCTCATCCGCGATGAGCAGACTGACGCCACAATTAACCCTGCATCCGTCGCAACGATGGCACAGGTGATGCAGCAGATGCAGCAGATGCAGATGCAGAATCAGGCCCAAGTCCAGGAGCAGGCAATGCTGACGCAGCAGCAGGCTGAAAATGCCCAGCGCACGATGCAGCAGGGCGTTCCTGGGAGCCAGTCCCTAAACCAACCAGAGAACCAGGCGCAGTTGCCGCCTGAAGCTCTACCAGAAAACGCAGCAGCGCCAGGGGAAGAGAACCTTCTCCCGCCGATGGCTGGCACAGATGAGGTACCTGCATAATGGCACGACGAGGACGATTCACAAGCCCGAATTCGGGCGGACAGAACCTTACCGCGCTGATTACCAACCTTCTGCGCGAGCGAAACTCCAATGAGGAGCAGGCGTTGCTCAATGCCTATCGAACTGGAACTGCCTACAATGGCGTCGTTCCGACTGCCGATGACATTCAGGCGTTCTACGACCAGTGGGCAAGGAATGCTGGGTATTCCCCTGGGACGCTAGAGTACCAGGCTATCGTCCAAAAGAAGTCCGAACTCAACAACTACGATATCAAGAAGCAATACAATACCCTGATCAACGACTTCAACGAAAGCAACGGCGCTAACTACGATGAAATCGTAAACTTCCTAGAGAATGAAGCGGGTAACTCCAGCGACCCGCAAGATCTTGAGACCTACCAGAGCGCAATGAGCGACATCAACAAGTCCTACATTGGCTACCAGGGTGAGGCGCTTGGTCGCGGTGAAATCACTGCTGCTGAGTACCGAGAACTTGCCGCAGAGATCATTGCCCAGATGGACCCAGAAGATCCAAAGCGTTACGAGACGCTCGTCAACGCCTATACCTACGAGTGGAATGCCGAGAAGACCAAGTGGGACAATCGACTTCTTGCTGGTACCATCAATGCGAATCAGTATGCTAACTGGGCAAAGGGATTCCAGAGCGCGCTTCTTGCCGCTGGGATCAAGAAGGACAGCATTCTCTACACTGCGGCTAGTGCTGCCCAGGTTACTGCCAACAGCGGCGGTGGCCCTGGCTCTGGCTCTGTTGTTAAGACCAGGATTGACGGCACGCTCAAAGAGATTGACGCCATCGTTGATATCGCCCTATCCCTAAATCCAGCAGGAAAGCCCCGATCAATTTCAGAGATTAACGCAAGCGGTAAGGATAGCCTCAAGGCACTCACCGATGATCCCGCCTTGATTCTCGTTCTCGGGGAGGCGCTCGATCAAAACCCTCAAGGATTCCCAGCTCTTGCAGCACTTGGGATTACGGACAGTACGGGTCTAAATAATTATTTCCAGGGTAAACTTGAGAGCGGTCGGGCGGACGCTTATCTTCTTGCGTCAACTGGCGGTCCTAATTACACCGACTCGTGGTATGACGCCAGCAATTCCACTGGGGCATTGTCCGAACTTGCCAAGTTTGACTTCCAAAGCACTAAGTGGCTTAGGGATGTTGCTGCGGCCAAGGGCGACACTGCTAAGATTGAAGAACTCAATAACGAGTGGACGAAGTACCTTGCTGGGGAAGATTCCAAGTACGGATCGTTGAACGCTGGAAATCTATCTCCAGAGTTCCTTACGTTGGCGCAGAACGAATATAACGCAATGACTGGTGCTTCGGACGGAAGCCTGCCAACATTGAGCGGATCGGTCAACGCTAATATTCCTCTTGACTTTACGACAGTTAAGCAGAATACAGACAACCTTGCCGCGATGACTTCTGGCAATGGATACCAGCAATGGAACGATAAGAGCCAAGAGTTTGAGTTTGTTGCTGGTCGACCTGCTGGCAGAACGGAAACTGGTAGCTACCAGTTTGTTGAGTTCTCCAGGGTTAATGGAGAGATTGTCGCGTATGTGACATCGGTTCAAGGGACAAAGGTTTCTGACGCAAACGGAAACCAGATTGGATGGGTATACGATCAGCAGAATGGCTCTGCTCCAATCATCACCAACCTTAAGGGTCAACTCATTGAGACCCCAGAGGCTGGGCTAAATGGCAATGCAGCTTCTGGATTTGTTCTTCCAGACGGTGCTACGTTTACTACTAGCGACAAAACAATCCCCCTTTACAGCACTGTCAAATTGGCGGTTGAAACGAGGGTTCCGTTCACTGGCGACTTCAGAAGTGAAGGCGGTATTGACCGAAATAAAACAGAGTTGGTCATTTCGCCAGACGACCTACGCACTGCATCTGGTCTAGTTGCTAACGTGCTCCCAGCCCTTGGTGGGAACGCCATGGCTGGAGCAAACATTGCACAGTCGGTTCTTGCCGATGCTGACAGAATTCAGGTTGGCCAGATCAGCGAAACTCCAGCCGCAACTACGCCAGCGGGACGAGCAGAAATCGCTCGGCTCTCTGGGAACAAAGACCTTGAGAAGGCCTGGCTATTTATTGAGGCAAACAAGGATAAGTTGGAGATCGTCAACGGCGGATACCGATGGAAGGCTGGAACGCCAGAAGCAACCCAGCCGCGATCTGATGCGCTTGGAATGGCCGCAGCATTTGCTGCGCCAGCATTTGCCGCTGGCGGATTCACAGGTATTGGTGCCGTTCCAGCAGCAGTTGGTGCTGGTATCGTTGGATTTGCTCAGGGTCTCCTTCAGGGAAAGCAAAGCCCGCTTGATACGATTAGTGATGTAAACAGAACAATCCTCAATCAAGATCCTTCCATGAAGAAGCAACGTGAGCAGTTCTATTACTCCACGCCAGTTATTGCGCCGACCACAAGGACAGCAGCAATGCCCCTTGAGGATCGGTTCTTCAGGAAGATTAATCCACCAGCAATCCCAGAGACCCCTGGTATTCGACCAGGAATTCCAGACGTTAGCGTAGTTGGTCCGAAGCCAGCGATCCCAGCTCCAGCGGTTCCATCGGTTAACCCGATGACCCAGAAGTATGAGTCCGCTGCGTTTAAATCAACTTTGCCAATTGTGCAGAGTCCATCAACAGTAAGGATCGGTGGTAGGTAATGGGCGGAGTCCTTGGGCCAAAGAACGGATCAACTGGAGGCAGGTCACCCCTTACCCAGAACAATCCATTCTTTAGGCCGACCGAGCAAAAGACCATTACCTCAGCGGGTAAGATCGCGGTAAGCATTGCCGACCCATCAAATACCATTAAGAGTTCCATTGGCAATACGAGTAATGCCATTGTTGGTCTTGGTAAGGGACTTGTGTCGATTGCGGAGAATCTTCCGATCCTTGGTGGCATCACCAAGCCAGTGATTGGTGCTGTCGGAAGTATTGCTGACGCAACCATTGGTACTGGCGTACGCGCCCTAGAGGGCGTCCGTGTCGACATTGGTGGGAAGAAGAATCTTGCAGAGGTTGCGGGCATCCCATTGGATATCGTCGGAGGCGCCCTTGAGGGCGGACTGACCGCACTTGGTGCCCCTGTGCGCTTCGTCGGTGAGCAGGTTGCTGGAGCAAGAATCCGAGAGACCCAGAGTGGCACTAGGGGATTTGCAGCAACGCTCTTTGGCGATGCCCCACGAGCAGCCGTTGAGTCGGTGCGGGCTGGTGGCTCCATTGAAGACGCCGCACGGCAACTCGTCAAGGACGGGAAGGGCTTCTCGGAAGACGGCGCCATGAACTTCATCTACGAGTTGTTGCTTGACCCAGTAAACTTCATCCTTCCTGGCGTTGGCAAGTTTGCCTCCATCGGCAAGGAGGCGATGCTCCTCAATGCAATGGGAGAGTCAAAGCTTCTCGGTCTGGCAAAGCAGGCTGCCAAGGCTGGTAACAAGGAGATTGCCGACGGCTATCGCGCTCAGGCTGCTTTCCTACAGAAGTGGGACTGGGCTGGCGGAATCTACAAGGCTACCCTTGGTCAGGTCAATGGATCTGCAAGGAAACTGAGTTCAACTATTGACCTGACCAAGGG